TTTGAAGTTTGGAAGAAAGTAGAGATACCAGACTTTATTTTACCAGACTTTATTCATGAGATTGATGTAGAGTATTTAAATATTGAGTCAAAAGGCAGTAAACCGTTTGAAATTCACCTTAGAACTGGTAATGATCAAATATGGAATCTTGCTATGGGGTCAAAGGTATATCCAATATGGGATAAAGATGACTTAGGATTAGATAATGGTATGAAATTTTCACCAAACCATGAATCTGACATTCGTTTTTACTCTGCTAATGGACATTTGAGTGATGTTAGACGTGGATTTTATATTGAAGAGGTAAAATAAATAAGGATAAGGGATAGCAACCCCTCTAAAAGTTCTGATTTTAAAGAATCAGGAGCTAAAATGGGAAATCATCACCAGGTTGATAAGGGAGAATTGTTCATTGAACAGGGAATGACCCTTATTACAGAAGTAGAAAGTGAGAAATACCTCAGAAAAGCATCAAAACAGAGAAAAATCACTCAAAATGAGGAACTCTACCCAATTCCAGATGATCGTTTAGAGCGTCCATGCGGTGGTGCTCATGGTTTTGATGATTTTGTCGAAAGATGGCATGAGTAAATATAAATAAAATCAAGAAAACTCTCTACTAATGGCAGAACAAAGGGTATCCAGATCATTTAAAGACATCAGTTTATCCTTTGTTCCTCATCCAGTAACAAAGGATCTGCAAATATTAAAAAATGAGAACGCGATTCGCAGGTCTGTAAGAAATATTGTTGAAACTATTCCCACAGAAAGATTTTTTAACTCATTATTGGGTTCTGATGTGAGGGATAGTTTGTTTGAATTTGTTGATTTTGGTACTGCATCTGTTATTCAAAGTCAAATTTTGGTTGCAATAGAAAACTTTGAGCCAAGAGTTGATAATGTTGTTGTTGAAGTAGATCCTCAACCAGATCAAAATTCATTCAATGTGACTGTTATCTTTGATATTATTGGACAGGAGTTTCCGACACAAGAGTATACGTTCCTATTAGAGGCAGCAAGATAAGATGCCCTTTACAAAATTCACGAATCTAGATTTTGACCAGATAAAGACCTCAATCAAGGATTATCTTCGCGCTAATTCAACATTTAGCGATTTTGATTTTGAGGGATCAAATTTTTCTGTCTTAATTGATACACTAGCATATAATACCTATATTACTGCATTCAACAGTAATATGATTGTGAATGAGTCCTTTTTGGATTCGGCAACTCTTCGTGAAAACGTAGTATCGCTTGCAAGAAACATTGGTTATGTACCCCGCTCTAGAACGGCAGCAAGGGCAACAATTTCTTTTACGATATCAACTACCGAAGACACTCCTACACTCACTCTCAGAAGGGGTCTGGTATGTGTAGGAACGGCAAATGACACAACATATACTTTCTCGATACCAGAAGACGTAACTGCAACTGTTGTTGATGGCGTTGCATCGTTTGATGAGGTATACGTTTATCAGGGAACCTATCTTACAAAACAATTTACTTATGATGGTTCTTTAGATCAAAGATTTATTTTAGGAAATCCTTTTATTGATACTTCTACTCTTTCCGTTTATGTAAGGAGAACAAATGATAGTGGATTGGGAATTGAATATACGGCGATTGATAATATTTTAGATACAACGGCAGAGTCTAGAATTTATATTCTGCAGGAAGTGCAAGATGAAAAATATGAGATAAGATTTGGTGATGGAATTATCGGCAAAAAACTTGGAGATGCCGTTGGTTCTGATGGAACTATAATCACCGCAAATTATATTGTTACTGATGGTGAAGATGGGAATGGTGCAAGTGTATTCGCTTTCTCCGGAAGTATTACTACTGCCGCTGGAACAATCATAAATCCAGGAACGGTTACAATAACTACAAATCAGTCATCTCAGAATGGTTCAAGCATAGAACCAATTGATTCCATCAAATATTATGCTCCAAGAGTATATTCTGCACAAAATAGAGCAGTAACTTCTAGGGACTATGAGGCAATTGTAAAAAGAATATATCCAGAAACTGAATCTGTTGCCGTTATTGGTGGTGAAGAATTGGATCCACCAGAATATGGTAATGTGATTTTGAGTATTAAACCAAAAAATGGAAGTTTTGTTTCCGATTTTAATAAATCAAGAATTTTAAGTCAACTGAAACAATATACCGTTTCGGGTATTAATCCAAAAATTACAGACCTTAAGATTCTTTATGTTGAATTAGACTCTTCCGTTTATTATAATTACTCCCAAGTATCAAGTGTAGATTCTTTAAAAACTAATGTACTGAATAGTTTAACCAACTATTCAAAATCATTGGATCTTAATAAGTTTGGAGGAAGATTTAAGTATAGTAAAGTTCTCAATGTAATTGATAATACAGACACGGCAATTACTTCCAATATCACTAAAGTTAGAATTAGAAGAGATTTAAAGGCATCTTTAAATCAATTTGCACAGTATGAATTGTGTTTTGGTAATAAATTTCATGTGAACCCACAAGGAAGAAATATTAAGTCAACTGGATTCACAATATCTGGAGAGTCCTCCACAGTATACTTGACAGATACTCCTTCAATAACATCTTCTGGATCTGCTATAACCAATTCTATTGCTGCTGGAAACCTTTTTCTCAATAGACCAGCATCTATTGGGTCAACAACGGGTATCCTTTCAATAGTTAAAGTAGATGGTAATGGTAATAATATTGTTGTTGCCAAGGATGTTGGAACTGTTGATTATGTAAAAGGTGAAATTAAAATAGGAACAATTAACATAACATCAACAACAAAGGCAAATGGTATCATAGAGATTCAGGCGTTCCCAGAATCAAATGATGTTATTGGTTTGAAAGATCTATATCTATCTTTTGATATCTCTAAAAGTGCAATAAATATGGTAAGAGATGTAATTGCTTCTGGTGATGAAATAACTGGAAAAGTGTTTACTAGAGATTACTATACATCAAGTTACTCAAACGGGAATTTAGCAAGAAACTAATATGATACAGACTGGTTTTGAATCTAGAGTTAAGGTTCAGCAGATTGTTGAGAGTCAACTTCCAAGTTTTATATTGGATGAAAATCCAAATACCTCAGAGTTTTTAAAACAATATTACATATCTCAAGAATATCAAGGTGGTCCAATTGATATTGCTGAGAATCTCGATCAGTATTTGAAGTTAGAAAATCTGACTCCAGAAGTAGTTGTTGATAGCACTACTTTGTCTTCAGACATTAGTTCGAGTGCAACTAGTGTTACAGTTTCTAGTGTTAAGGGTTTTCCAAATAAGTATGGTCTTTTAAAAATAGGTGATGAAATTATCACTTATACAGGAATATCCGGAAGTACTTTTACTGGATGTATTCGTGGATTTAGTGGTATTACTAATTACCACCAAAATTTGAACAAAGAAGAACTTGTATTTTCGTCCTCATCTGCAGCAGAACACTCTTCTGGTGCCAGTGTTCAAAATCTAAGTTCTCTTTTTCTTAAAGAGTTTTATCAAAAACTAAAGTACACTATTGCTCCAGGACTGGAAAAAACTGAATTCACATCAGAATTAGATGTTGGTAACTTTTTAAGTAATGCAAACTCTTTCTATAAAGCAAAAGGAACGGACGAATCATTTAGAATTTTGTTTAATGTTCTTTATAATGAAAAGCCAAATATTGTAAATCTTGAAGAGTATCTTATTAAACCATCTTCTGCAGAATATATAAAGAATGAAATTGTAATTGTAGAGATTATAACTGGATCAAATCCAAGAAATTTGGTTGGACAGACAATTGTAAAAACCACAGACTCTGGTACAAGTGCTTCTGTCTCTTCGATAGAACCATTTAACAGAAACAATAAGCAATATTATAAAATTTCTCTTTTCGTTGGTAATGATGAATACCCAACTATCTTTGGCAATTTTACCATAACTCCAAATACAAAAACTGTAACTGCTTCTTCGGCATCATCTTCAGTAATTACCGTAGATTCGACTGTAGGATTCTCTGAAAGTGGAACAGTAATTTGTGGGAACAATACTGTAACTTATACAAATAAAACAATAAATCAGTTTTTAGGTTGTAGTGGAATATCTGAAAATATAACAAAGAATTCTTTAGTTAGAAGTAATGACACTTATTTTGGATATGAGAATGGCGATATTACAAAAAAAGTAGAGTTTAGAATTCTTGGTGTTTTATCAAAATTTACTCCATCATCAGATGACATCAGTGTTTCTGAAGATGATGTCATTACTATCAAAAATGTTGGAGATTTAATTAAAAATCCTCAGAGTAAGACACAAAAACAGATCTTTGCAAACTCATGGATTTATAACACTGCTGCTAGGTATAAGGTACTGAGCACTGGATCTAACTATGTTCTAGCAAGTAATATTGACAGATCCAGTTTAAAGGTTGGTGATAGAGTAGAACTTTTGTTAAGAGATACGGAAACTTTAATATCTGCAACAGATGATCCAAGAATAACTCAAATTATTTCAAATAATACCGTAGAAATAGGTGGAGGATCTTTTTCTACTGAATCTGGGAAAGAATATGACTTAAGAAGAAAAATCAATACTGCAAGTAGTTCTGGAGTTTCTATAGAATATGGAAACAATTTAATTACTTCTGACGTACAAAATTTATATTCTGACGGAGAAAAATATGCATATGTAGCATCAAATTCTTTACCTTCATCTGCACTTGATGATCCATATAACTACAGATACAATGTAACTTCCGACATTAAAACGGCAAGTATATCTTCTGTAAGTAACTTATTTAATAAAAATTCTGATGATGAGTATGATACGATAGGTTTTTCAAACTCTGCTCCATTTATAACTGGAGATAGAATTTATTATCAACCAAGTTCTACATCACTCGTTGGATTGGAAACGGGAAGTTATTACGTTGAGGTTCTTTCATCAAACAATAAGAGAATTAAACTATACTCTTCACCATCTTTTGTGGGATCAACACCACTTAAGTTCAAAGTTCCAGATTCGGGTTTAGGTACTCAAACTTTTACTCTGTACTCACAAAGATTTGATCAGATTGGCGTACAAAAAATTCTTAAAAAATTTCCACTTCAATCTCAAATAAAAAGTCCAGGAAAAGAAACAATTCCAGGAACAATTGGAATGTTGATTAATGGTGTTGAAATTAGCAATTATAAGTCCTTAGATAAGGTTTACTATGGACCTTTAGAAACAATTGATGTTTTAAATAGTGGAGAAAATTATGATGTAATAAATCTCCCAACCATATCAATTTCTTCTGGTTCATCAAACGCACTAGCACAACCTGTAATTGTTGGTTCTATTAGCGACGTTTATATTGATGCACAAGATTATGATATTAACAAAATTCTCTCTGTCGATATTAGTGGAGGAAATGGATCTGGTGCTGTTTTACAACCAATTATTGGAAAGAGAGTAAGAGAAATAAATTTTGATGGGAGAACTGTAACAAATGGTGGTGGTATAAGCACAACAGGAAATAGAATTTCTTTCCTGACAGATCATAATTTGAATAATGGAGAAGAAGTAATATATTCTTCAAATGGAAACTCTCAAGTAGTAATTGGATCCGGTTCATCTACTCTGATAAACAATTCTTCTTACTTTGTGAAGGTTGAAAACAATAACACCATAAGTTTGTTCAAATCATTAGATGATTATATCAATGATACCAATACAATTGGATTTTCTACAGGAACTCAAGGAACTCATAAGTTTAAAACAATAACTCCTAAAAATACTATCTCAGAAATTAAAATAATTGATGGTGGAAGTGGATATACGAATAGAAGATTAATCGTCAAATCATCAGGAATATCTACCATATCAAATTCTATTAATTTTAAAAATCATGGGTTTAATACTGGAGAATTGATTACTTATGATTATGAAACTTCTGCAATAACTGGAATTTCATCATCCAATCAATATTATATTTTAAAAATTGATGATGATTCTTTCAGAATTTGTAATGCTGGAATTGGTGGGACAAACACATCATATTATAATAGACAAAAATATGAATTATTCCCAGATACAGGTTCTGGATATCAATACTTCAGTTATCCAACGATTTCAATATCAATAAAATATAATCCAGTTGGATTTAGCACTAACACTCAAACTTATCAAGAGATTATAGCAACTCCTATTGTAAGAGGGGGTATAGAGCAAGTATATCTTTATGAAAATGGCACAGGATATGGATCTACAATACTAAACTATCAAAATAATCCCACCATAACCATAAAGAATGGAAAAAATGCATCTTTAATTCCCATTATTTCCAATGGGCAAATAGAATCTGTAGATATACAGTATGGTGGGGAAGAGTATTATTCAATCCCAGACTTGATTGTATCCGATTCTAGTGGATCTGGTAGCGGTGCAAAACTAAGACCTGTCATCTCTGGTGGTAAAATAACCGATGTAAAAGTAATAAGTGCTGGAATAGGGTATTCAAATACATCAACATCCATTTTAGTTAAATCTTCAGGAATTAATGCATTATTGCAACCAAAAATCAGAGAACTTACTGTAAACGAAAATCTCAGATTTGGAAATGAAATTTTACAAGAATCTGAAAATAAGTTGAAGTATACGGTTTCTGGATACTATGAAAATCTAAGAACCTCATTTGGAGAAAGTTCTGGAAATGTCTCAGGAATTATCGGATGGGCTTATGACGGAAATCCAATCTATGGTCCATATGGATACTCGGATCCTAAAGATTCTAGTTCAACAATAGCAAGAATTGTCTCAGGATATGTTTTAGATACTACGTATACCGATAGACCATCTGGGTTCTCATCAGGATTCTTCATAGAAGATTATAAATTCACAGGTTCTGGATCTACCTTAGACAAAAATAATGGTAGGTTTGGTAAAACACCAGAATTCCCAAATGGTGTTTATGCTTACTTTGCAACTATCGATTCTTTGGGTGTACCACAATTCCCATTCTTTGTTGGTGACGAGTACAACTCTGAAGTTTTAAGTGAGAACGTAACTTTAAATCAAACATTTGATTTTTCAAATTCTGGGTTGCTTAGGAATACGTTTCCATACAAAGTATCGGATAAAAATGCAGGATATGATTTCATATCAGAAATAGATGATATCACTCAACAAAAAATAATTGTAGAATCTGTTACACAAGGAAGTGTTGAAAGATTTGAAATAAAGAACTCTGGTTCTAATTACAAAATCAATGACATTTTAGATTTTAATGACGCAGGAACAAATGGTGGTGGAGCAAACGCTGTTGTTTCATCTATTGAAGGAAAAAATATTACCAATCTAGAAACCACTGTTACATCTTATGAAGGATCCAAGTTCACATGGGTTGATGGAGAAACGGTAAAAGTTACAATATTACCAAATCACACTTTAAATGATAATGACTATGTAACTATTTCTGGATTATCCACAGACCTTGCCAAATTAAATGGCACACATCAAATAAGTGTTGATTCTAAAAGTTCTGTTGCAATATCGTCAATATCTTCAGTAGCAAGTATTGGTGGAACTGAAATATATGTTTCTAGAATACCTGATTCTATTTCTATAGGAAGCAGTATTGGTATAGGAACAGAAACTCTGAAAGTTTTGGGACTATTCAGAAATCAGAATATTCTGAGAGTGGAAAGAGGATTGGTAAATGTTTCTCACGATGCAAATTCTACTATAACATTTAATCCAGATTCATTTACACTTAAAAAATCTGTCAACTTCTTTAACTCTAAACTGAATAATAAAGTTTTCTTCAATCCTACAGAGACTGTAGGGTACGGAACAACTGCTGGAACTTCATATTTGATAACACTTGATTTTGGTGATGAAAAATCAATTCAAAGAGGTGTTCCAACAAAATCAATCTATTTGGAAAATCATCCATTTGACAACAACCAACAAATTGGTTTTTCTACTAATGGTTCCAATATTGCAATTTCAACTGATGGGGTAACTACAAGCAATTTACCATCCACAGTCTTTGTTATCAATAAAGGTAAAAATTTAATTGGATTAAAGACCACTTTAGATTCTGAAGAAGTATTTTTCCATAGTGGGGGTAGTAATAGTGACTTATATTCTTTTGAGTCTGACTATACTCAAATTACTGGAAAAGTTGAGAGAGTAAAATCTACAGTTTCTGTATCAACCTCTCATGGAATGTCTGTTGGCGATTCTATAACTTTAACCGTCAGTCCTAACTTATCGGTTGGCATTGGAACATCTACTGCTGTAAGAATTTCAAGAAATGAAAATAGAATCTTAGTAAATCCCATAGGATTCAGTTCCACTGGAGTTAATACAGTCACAAATGCTATCAATATAACCGATCACAATTTAGAAACTGGAGATAAGGTTTATTATTCTGCAGATTCAGTATCTTCTGGATTATCCACTGGAGATTATTATGTCTTCAAGGTAGATTCTAATAATGTAAAATTGTGCGAAACCTATTCTGACACGATAAAAGTCCCGCCAACAATCGTGAGTATTGCAGGAACTGGAGGAAGTTCTCAATCACTATCTTTAGTTAATCCAAGAATACTATCAATAAAGAATAATAATTTAGTATTTGATTTAACTGACTCGTCTCTTTCGGGATACAATTTTAGGATCTATAAAGATCAAAACTTTAAAGATGAGTTTGTTTCTACTGGATCGACAACTCCATTTAACGTATCTGGTGTTGGGACTGTTGGAGTCTCAACAAATGCTTCTTTAACTATAAACCACAGTTCTAATTTACCAGAAAAATTATATTATAGTTTAGAGAAGGGTGGATTCATAAGCACTGCTGATAAAGATGTAAATAATTATTCGGAAATTTTATTTACAAATAGTGTATATACTGGAGATTATAGCGTTGTTGGTGTAGCAACAACAACTTTTGACTTAGTTCTAAATCGTGTTCCCGAAAAGTTATCATACACTGAAAGTCAATGTGATGATTTGAAATATGTAACATCATCAACCACTGCATCTGGTGGAATTGATACGTTGAAAATTATTTCTGGTGGATATGGATATAAAAAATTACCAGTAGTTAACGATATTACTTCTACAAACGGTAAAGATGCTTATCTATTGGCAAAATCAAATGCTATTGGAAGTGTAAAAGAGTTGAGAATCATTAATGAAGAATTTGAATATTCTTTTGATCCAACTCTAAGTCCAACAGCATTTATATCACCAAATATTATCACGATAAATTCAAATACTTTAGATTCTGTTTTAGTTGAAAGTGGTGGCAGTGGATATACACAAGCTCCAGATATTATTATTATAAATTCTACGACTGGTGAAAAGATTGATACTGGAATTTTAAATGCCACCATAGTAGGAGAGTCTATACAAGACATAGAAATTCAAGATAATCCAAAAGGTCTTCCGGAAGACTCTGTTAGAATTGTTACTATCAACAACACTAATGGAATAAGTGTTCAAAAAGTTGAATCCAGTTCTACTGGAATATTCACTTGTTCCATAACTGTCCCACCACTAGGATTTACAACTTTCCCATTTGCTTCTGGAGATAAGGTTTTTGTTGAGGGAATAGAAAAATTTAGTTCCGGTGGTTCTGGATTCAATTCCGAAGACTACGATTATAAATTCTTTGTTGTTGATAGTTATATTGAAGCATCTCCATATCATAAAGTTGTATTTGACTTATCAAGCACTGCTAATAGTGGACTCACTACAAATACAGGTATTGCAAAAACAGCATTGGGTGGATTTGGATCACTAATACACTTTGATAATTATCCAACGTTTGAAGTATCCCAGAAGAGATTGGAGTTTAATATTGGTGAACAATTAATTTCCAATGAAGTAGAAAGAGACTTGTTTGTTTCCAGTTATGATGGAACAAAATTAAAAGTCTCTGGAACTTATGAGATATCTATTGGTGAAATACTAACAGGAAAATCATCAGGAACTATAGCAACAGTTGATCAAATAGATACAAATTCTGGAACATTCAGTGTTAATTACTCTATTCCAAAAAATATGGGATGGAATGATGAAATTGGAAAATTAAATTCGGATAATCAAGTAACTCCAGACAATGATTATTATCAGAACCTCTCATACTCTGTAAAGAGTAGCAAAGCATATGAAGAAGTAGAAAAATCTGTTAAGCCTCTCCTTCACACTAGCGGGTTGAAAGACTTTGCTGATACTGGAATAACATCCACGTCAGATACGTCAGATCTTACTAGCATTGACGGAACTACTGTAATTCGTGACTTCATCATAGATGATCTCAGAGTGGACACAATTTACGATTTCGATTTTGTAAAAGACATTGATATTGATTCCGAAGGAAAATCCAAATATTTAAAATTATTGAATACAAAGTTGACTGATTATACTGACAACATTGGAAATGATGTTCTAGCAATAGATGATATTAGTGATCAGTTCTCGTATTTTGAAGATGAACCAAGTGAGTTTTTAAATCTTCTTAAATTAGATTCTTCAATTTCATTCGAAAACTTCTTAGTTAGAATTACAAACAGTGATAATACTGAAGTTCAATTCTCGGAAGTAGTAATATTGAATGATGGAAATAACAATTTCCTTATCGAAAAAGGAAGTGTCGTTAATGTTGGATCTGGTTCAACATTACATTTGCCAGTTGAACAATATGGCGATCTATCTATAGTAGTAGATGAATTTGATGATAGTTATTTGAGATTTATTCCTGAAGACGCATATGATACAGACTATAATCTAAAAATTATAAGAAATAAATTTACAGACTCTATTTCTGGTGTTGGCACAACTTCCATAGGATTCATTGATTTAGTGAGTTCCACTGGTGTGACAACTTCCGGAGCGACTGAAACTATTGCATCATTCAATAACACAGAATTTGAATCTTTATATGCAAATGTACAAATTATTGATGATGTTTCTAATGATATGAATTTTGTTGAATTGTATGTGACATCAGAGGGTTCGAATACTTATATTTCAGAATACTATTTTGATAGTGAAAGTGAAACGTCAAGTTTCTCAAACAACTTTATAGGATCTTTTGGTGCTAATATTTCTGGAGGACTTTTAGAATTAAACTATACAAATACTTCTTCCAATGACAATACTTTCAGAGCAAAAGTTGTTGGATTTGGAACCACAACATCTGGAATTGGAACTTATAGATTTAAACTGGATAGACAACCAGATGGATCCGAAAGATCTGTCATTTATAAATCAGATTCAACATCGGGTGTTGGAACAACCACTATTGTTTCACTTGATAAAACATTATTTAATTCTGTAAAATCTCTTGTAGAGGTTAGTATTGGATCTACAAAGTCTGTTCATCAGATTATGATGATGCAGGATAATAATGATGTTTATCTACAACAATCTGCTTTATTGAGTGTTAGTGGTATCACAACATTTGACAGTGCAATCGGAATGGGAACATTTGGCGGAAACAATTCTGGATCAAACTTAGAACTTGAGTTCTATCCAGACTCCGACTATTCTTCTGACAGCATGGTCATTTCAGCTTTCAGTCAATGTTTCTATAATACTTTAGATGTTCAAAATACTCCACCAACATTGGAATATGGAAATACTCAAGAATCTATTGACCTGAAGTTCTACAATTCAATTAATGGAGATAGGATTAATAAAACTAATTTTGCATTAACATCAGAAGGAACTCCTATTTTTGTTAAAGTAGTTGATCCTGAAGATACAGACACTTTAATTTCTACCACAGGAACATTCAATGTTACGAACCACTTCTTTAAAAATGGTGAAGAATTAACTTATACACCTAAATCAACAATTGTTGGTGTTGCCACCACTGCTCTAACATATAGTAATGTAGATAGTGGAGTAACCGACACATTACCATCTACTGTTTTTGCTGTTGTAACAGATAGAAACTACGATCAATTCCAAATATCAACCACAAGAAGTGGAACAGCAGTAACATTTACAGATCTTGGTGGAGGAAATGCTCACGAATTTGAAATGGTTAAAAAGATTGAAAAGTCGATTGTTGTAATTGACAACCTTATTCAACATCCATTAATTTTTACTAATGTTTCTCACACTTTAACTGGGTCTATTGGAACTGCAAGTACGATATTTAATTTGAGTGGAATATCTTCAATAAACACATCAGATATACTAAAGATAAATGATGAATATCTTAAAGTTAATAATGTTGGATTAGGAACATCAAGCACTGGACCAATCACTAATGATGGTTCGTTTAATTTAGTTCAAACTGAAAGAGGTTTTGTAGGAACTTCTGCCACTTCTCACACAACATCAACACAAGTAGATGTTTATAGAGGAGCATTTAATATTGTAAAGAATGAAATACACTTTGTAGATCCTCCAAGAGGAAATCCACAAATAGACAAAACAAAATATAATTTAGATTATGAAACTTCCACATTTAATGGAAGAGTCTTCTTGAGATCTGATTATACGACAAATAAAGTATATGATGATTTATCAAACCAGTTTAATGGAATAGGAAGAACATTCAGTTTACAAGTTGGTGGTGCCAATACTACTGGCATTGGATCCACAGGTGGTAGTGGAATTGTTCTAATCAACGGAATTTTCCAGCAACCAACTACGACAAACAACCCTAGAGGTAATTTTGATATAGAGGAAGATATTTCTGCTGGAATAAGCACTATAATCTTCTCCGGTATCACTGTTCCTAATAGCGATCCACTAGAATACATTATTTCGGATAGTGACGTAAATCAAAATGAAACTCCAAGAGGTGGAATTATTGTTTCACTTGGATCTACTCCAGGACTTGGTTTTGCTCCTCTTGTGGGAGCATCTGTAACTGCTACAGTGTCTACTGGATCTATCACTGGTATAACAACAAATCTTCCCGGAGGATCATTTGGATCTGGATATAATGGGTTAACTTCCATTGGAGTTACTGTTTATGAAAATGGACATTCTGGAGCAGCAGCAACTATTACTGCTGCTGTAGGAGCTGGAGGATCATTGACATTTACTGTTGTTGGTGGAGGAACTGGATATACAAATCCATCAATATTCGTATCTCCACCATCCTATGAGAATCTTTCCGTTGTTGGAGTCTCTAGAATTGGTATTGGAACGACAACTACAACTGGTATTGGTTTGTCCATTAGTTTGGAAGTTGGAAATGTAAGCACTGTTGGAATTGCATCAACACACTTTGGTGTAAGTGACTTTAAGATTTCTAGAAATGGTTATTCATTCCAGAGAGGTGATGTGTTCAAACCTGTTGGACTGGTAACTGATTCCAGATTATCATCTCCTATTAATGATTTTGAATTAACAGTTCTAGAGACATATTCTGACAAATTTGCTGCTTGGGAATTTGGAGAATTAGATTTTATTGATTCTATTGAAGATTATCAAGATGGCGTAAGAACTACTTTCCCATTATTCTACAATGGAGAACTTATTAGTTTTGAAAAAGAATCGGATTCCAGAATCAGTTTACAAAATTGTCTCTTGATCTTTATCAATGGTGTTCTTCAAGAACCTGGTGTTAGTTATACGTTCGGTGGAGGAACATCCTTCATATTTACTACTGCACCAAAACCACAAGACAAAATCTCAATTTATTTCTATAAAGGATCTTCTTTAGATATTAGTGTAGTCACTAATGTTAATGAAACCATAAAGAAAGGTGATGTTGTTCAAGTTCAAAAATTTAATGGTGCTCCAAATTTACTGTCACAAAATGAGAGAACTGTTTCAAATCTTTCATTCTCTGATAAATTTGAAACAG